TTGCTGTACCGTTACCTGTAGCTGCTGCCTGTTTAAGTAGCAACACAAAAGACTTACCAGCCGTAGCGGTAGGCATTGTAAATGTGCAAGCTGTGGATGCTGTAAGGGTCGCAGTCTGTACCGTACCGTTGGTCAACGACAAAGTAGATGCAGTGGTCACTGTGCCAATTGCAACCACGCTTTCAACATAGTTGGTAACCGTTGGGTTATTGATAATTGGGCTGGTTAATCCTGTGACAGTCAAATAACCTGTGGACGGGTTGAACTGGTACTTGGTCGAACTGGCAAATGTGGCTGTTAAATCACCAGTAGTAACAGACGCAAACAACGGGTAACGAGTTGCGTTTGTTGTTGTATCGTCAGTTATGGTGGCGTAACCTAGCGTTGTCCATGTAGGCGTAACGCCTGTGCCAGCGGAAGTCAAAACCTGCCCTGTTGTACCGTAAGACGGACTAGAGCCAAGACCGATTGCGCCAGTTACATCCAATTTACCGCTTGTCGATATACCCTCTGCGCTGTCGGTGGTGATAATTTTGAGAATTCCAGCCTTGCCTGTTGCATCAATGCTCAGTGCCGATGCTTCGTTGTCAGGCAAAGCCCATGTTTGGGTCACAGCGGAATAGATGTTCCCGCTTGCCATAAACAGCGAGTAGTTTGATGCGCCGCCAGTGGCTTGGGAATATAGGCCGATGTTCTGACCGCCAGCGTGTGTGCCTGTCGCATAGCCACGAACACCAATTGCGGCAGCAGTGTCGGCAGTGTTGCTCACATGACCGTCACCAACAACACCAATGCCACGGGTTGCCCCGGCTGTTGCGCCTGTGCCATAAACACCGACACCCCATTGACCAGCGCCGACCACATCGGTTGCAACACCTTCACCAGCAACGCCGATGTTGTAAATGTGTGCGCTACCAGTGTTGGCTTGACTGCCTATAAATTGAGCATTAGGGAAGTCGGTAAAGTTTGCGTTTGTGCCCACTAATCCAGTGGAGAATTTAGCCGTATTGGGGGTTGTGCCGCCAATTGCAGGAGGGCTGGACAAATCCAGCGAACCACCCAAGGTCAAACTTCCTGTGCTGGTAACAGTTCCACTCAGGGAAATACCCGAAACTGTGCCTGTGCCGCTTACCGATGAAACCGTTCCTGCTGATAATGTTGACCATGATGGTAGGCCAGCCGCAAGCGTTAAAACCTGCCCATTCGTGCCAGCAGCCAACATTGCAGTTGTAGAGGTTGCGCTTTGGTAAGGCAAAGAACCAGCGCCGCCACCAGCAAGATTAGTCGCAGTTGTAGAACTTGTGGATGTAGCCGCATTCCCACCAATGGAAAGGCTGCTTGCCGTGCCTGTAAGCCCTGTTCCTGCGCCTGTAAACTGCGTGTTGGCAGTGATGGTAGTCCCGGTGATTGCGGCTGCTGTGGACGCTCCCACCGTTGCCCCGTTAATTGTGCCGCCAGTGATTACCACAGCATTAGCATCTTGGGTTGACATAGTGCCAAGCCCTGAAACTGCCGTATTTGCGATTGCGATGGCTGTATTGGTAACGGAAGATATTTGACCCGATGCGTTGGTGGTCAAAACAGGCACAGACGATGCCGAGCCATAAATTCCAGCAGTTCCCACGGGCGTAATGCTAAATACTGTGCCTGTAAGGGTTAACCCTGTGCCAGCCGAATAAGTTGCCGAAACCGTGAAACTTGACCAATTGATTGCGGTAACGCCTAAAGTGCCGCCCGGTTGCGCCGTGCAATACCAAGCCGAGCCGCCTTGTGTGCCTTCAACAATGAAAACAATTGCGCCAATAAATTCTTCCCAAACGTCAGCGCCAATTGAACGTGTCCATGCGCCAGCCGATACAACATAAATTCCGTTGTCCGCCGCATTAGTTTGGTTCTTAACCAATACCGTCTCACCAGCCGCCAGCGTTACCGTGTCAACAGTCAAAAGCCCCGAAAGGGTTGCAATGTTCGCCATTGACGCAGCAGTGACGGGCGCTTTCCAACTTAAACCAGCAGCGTAATAGTCAACGTACTGTTTGTTCGCAATGTCAGTTGCCGCCGTGGGCGCAGCAGCCACCGTTCCAGCAGTAAAAGCAGCCGTTGACGGGCTTGTCGCCCCAATGGTTGTGCTGTTTATGGTGCTGTTGGTGATGTTTAAGCCGGATTGGTCAGGCGAAATACTGGCATAAAACGGCGTTCCCGCAGGGCCAATCAATGAGATTAACTCAAATCCGGGCGCAGGTTGGAACGTTCCCTGAACGGGTACAAAGTTAACCGTTGAGGTAACTGCGGTTTGATTTTCGGACATAGCGCCCCTCTTTTAACCCGCTTGAGCGGCAGTGATGTAGAGTGTATTCGTACCTGAACTAATTGCTTTCATGTAAAACGGCGCTTTAGGCACAGCAATAATCAAAGGGTAATTCATTGCGGCTGGCAGAACGTAAGAACCGCTAGTGCCTGTGCTTGCAACGGTAGGGGTAGTCACTGTGTCAGAGTTAGAAAACTCCACAGCAGCAACGCCAGTTCCGGTGTTAAGCAAGTGAACGTAATTGGCTTGGTCGTTAGTGGTGGCTTCAATTAAAAGCGCAGCACTTGCGGACGTTGTGAGATTGAGTGCGTATGTACGACCTGACACACGGATAACTGAGACGTTGACCATTTTTCAGTCCTTTGGAAGTTTGGTGAATTATAGACCCGCAAAGAGAAAAAGCCACCCCTTTTGAGAGTGGCTTTTTGTCATTTCCGCATGGAATTAAGAGGCAACTAAGCCTTTGTTTTTCAATGCGGTGATGATTGCATTTACAGCAGTTGCGATTTCAGTGCCAGTGGCGCTGTTACCGATTGCTGCAATCGTTGCGGCTTGGGCAACAGGGGTTGCGCCGTGAAAGCCTACCAAATTGGTGGCAGCGCCACCGAGTAGGACACCACCGCTTGCATCACCATTGAAAATGTAGTTTGCGGTTACTGTGGTTGCTGGGCCGGGATTTGCCATGATATTTTCCTTTAAAAGTTTAAGAACGGGGGGCTTTTACACCCCCCTAGACCATTAGGCTGCTACTCGGCAAGCGAGTTCAGGGTACAGCGGGGCCCAGCCATACAACACATCAACACGAGTCGGAATCGAATCGTTGTTAATTGTGTATTGCCGGACAATACGCATGGACAAACCGAGTTCTTTATCAGAACTGCGACCTGCAAACACTACACCGCTAGGCAACTCTAAGTCAGCGCAAGCCAAGGTGAATGCGTTTTTGTGCATCACGATGTTCTGTGCAGACACAGTACCAGTGTTGTTGAATGGAGTTACAACAGCAGAAGCGCTGGTGGAAGCCAAGTTAACGTTTTGGAACTGACCAGCGGTAATGATGGCAGGGCTAACGGTCACAGAAGTTGTGCCTGAAGTTGCCACGGTTACGTTGGAAGTCACTACAAAGTTACGCAACTTGTTGCTGCCGTAGGCTTGACGGTTCTGTGGGTTGACTGCGTAAATGCCAGCAATCTGAATCACGTCACCTTGTTTCAAGCCAGCGGTTGCAGTAGCAGCGGTCAAGGCAATGGTGGAGGTTGAAGCCCAGCCAGTTGTCAAGAAGCCTGTTGCAGTCGTGGTAGCGCAAGACAAAGTTGCGGTTGCATAAGAACCGAAAGTTTGTGAAATAACGTTCTGATCCATGCGCCAGTTCATGCCAGCGGAGTCTTTGCCCATCAAACCGTTGCTGTATTGAGCAGCAATTTTGTCAGAGGGAACAAACAAACCTTTCAGGCTGTCAACGATGGTTGCGCCAGTAAACGGCTCAACGATGCAAGAACGGCGACCATCACGAGGTGCGCCTTCGCTGTCCAAATATGCACCAGCGGTCAAGTAGGTGATAAGGCCAGTTGGAGGTGTACCAGCAGTGCCAACAATGTTAGCAGTGTTGTTTTTCGCCATAGTCAGACCGTCAAAGTCAATCTTGTTGGCAATAGCAGCAATAGCGGGTTTCAAAACACGGTCGCTGAACGAATCAAGCGAAAGGGTCAAGTCTTGGCTAGTAAACTGTGTGTCAACGTGGAATTGAGTGGACAGGGTTACGGGTACGCTTGTCTCGTTGAAGTCTTCAACGTTCAAAGCAGGGCCAGTAGTACCGATAAAACGACCGGGTTTACGGACGTTCAGGGTTGCGCCGATTTTTGCACCAGTGACGGCAAATTGGTCGTCATAGTTGCGTTCGACTTCGCTCGAAAATGTCAATGAGTTCTCAAGAACCATTAACGCTTCATTGGTAATCATCGATACCGTCAGAAGATTGTTAGACATAATAATTTCCTTAAAAGAATGGGTTTACCGAATTCGCCCAGCCAATCTAGCGGCTCTCCAAGCCTGATATGAACCATGAAATTCACCATCGCTGGTGAGGTTTACATCACGCCCGTTAGCCGCAGACCGAATTGGGTTTATCGGTGAGGGGGCTTTACTTTTCCCAACAACAGGCTTTGTCTGAGGCTCAGTCTTTTCAAACTGCGCTTCCAATTTCCCAATATGTCGCAAAGCGGATGTCAAGGTCATGCCTTGCAGTTTTGTAGCGACTTCAGGATTCTCAGCAAGGTGGTACAAGATACGAGGCCCGACTTCGCTTTCAAAGATTGCGTCCCGCACTTCGTTACTTACCGTAACGTCAGCAGACCCAACCATGTCATCAAAATCAGGAATCTCGCTTTTCGCTGCCTTAACCCGGTCGGCCCAAACATTTATTACTTTGTCCCGTTCGGCGGCTGCTTTCGCTTGCACTTCCTTTTGCTTTTCCTCATTCATTCGCTGGTCAACCCGGTAGTCCGTCAACGCCTTGGCGTATTCGTACATATCGGTAAACTGCTCCGGCAATGGTTCTTGGTCTGCTACTGGCTCGGCGCTAGGCGTTGCTTTGGCTTCCAAATCCCTTACCTTGGCTTCTAAAACTTCCCTTGCTTCCCGTTCCCGCTGGGCTTCTGCCCGTGCGGTTTCACGTTGCTTGGTAATTTCAGAGAACCGTCTTTCCAACTTAGGATTTTGTTTTCTATCCTCTGTTGCTGTCGCATCATCGCTTGCTTCAATTGGCTCACTCCGGCTTTCCACATCGGGGGTCGGCTCTGTTTTCACAGCCTCGACAACTTCCGCAGGTTCGGCTAAACCCATTCTTTTCGCATTAAAGTCTGCTAAATTTTCACTTGTCACCACATTGGCTGCAAGTCTCTCTGCTAAATCTGCCATAGGTTTCCCTAAGAATTAACCCAATTGACCCAATTGGTAAGGTTTTGTGGTTTTTACCACGAAATTTGGTAGCCGTCAATTACTGCATTGGCATCTGTTGCTGTTCGTCTAAAAACGGGCTGGATTTGTCGGCAACGTCTTGCGATGCAAAAGATGTAAATTCATTTTGGTCAAGGTTGCGCTTGTCAATTTCTTGCATGAGGCGGTCAGTGTCCATGCGGTGAATTAACAATTCAACGATTGCGTCAATCTCAGTCTTGTTTTGGCTTGTTACGGCTTTCACATTAACTTGGTTGACAATGCTTTCGTTCATAAGTTCTGCGGAATGCGCCCGTTGCGTCACATCCATAAGTTTGCGTTTGTTTGCGCCTTCTTCTTTGATTTGTGCAACTTGACCACGATTGTTGATTTCCAACTGTGCGGCTTGTAACTGCTGCTGCATCTCTTGCAATTGCTTTTCCGACTGTGCCAAGCGCATTTGAATTTCGGGTGGAATGTCAGATTTCTCATCAATGTTCGCCATTGGGTTCATTGATGCAAGGCGGTCTGCAATTACGTCAGCGCCGGGGAAATCCATGTTCCTGAACACCAAGTCGCCAGCAATGTTAAACAGTTCTTGGTTGCTGGTAAGCAAGGGCATCATGGCCTCTACTGCCTGTTGGCGCTTGGTTTGGAAGCCCGGCCCAGTGTCCATCACCACATCGTATTCGCCCACGGTCACATCGTTCAACACTTCGCCGACTTCGTTGGCTTGGTTGATGGTGGTCATGTCGGGCTGTCCGTCTGAGCCAATGATTCGCATCACACGCTCGGTGTCGTAAATCTTGGGGATTAAGTCCAACAAGATTTTGCCCGTGTGCCGAATGCTTCGGGTCATGTTGTCGTAGAAGTGGAAGTTGGACAGGTCAACTTGGTTTTGCTGCCCTGCCAATGCCTTGCCGGAAATGTTACCGCTTGGCAATTGGTTCGGGTCAACAATGCCCAAGACCATTTGTAAGTCTGCCGAGATTGCGCCAGCGGCTTCCATGATGCCTTGTGGTGGGCCTTCGGGTTGCAAGCGTGATGGCACGGGGGCTGGTTGCCCTTCAATGTCTTTTTGCTTGTAGCGCAGCACGGGGCTTGACTTGATGTTAGCCAGCGCCCACTCGTTTTCGTGGCCTTCGTCTTGGCCTTCCGCCAACAGCCACTTAGCCTTGGGCGCAAGCGCAACCGATTCGGTCATAGCCGTGCGCCAAAAGTTGTACATCCGCTGTGGGTCTTTGGCAAAGCGCACCAAGCCGTATTTCTTGCGCTTATCGTCCACAATGACCTGTGCGCCGTAGCAAGGAATGACGGGAATGTATTTACCAGCCCAAGTCTTTTCCTCAAGAATCTCAAGGGCGGTCATCTTGCACCACTTAACTGCCTTGCGGAAACTGTCACGCTCATCAACAACGGTAAGCCCTGCGGCTTCTACACGCTCAAAGAAGCGGTCGCCATCGGCAAACATCTTGCTGCCATCGCTCAATTGGTACAGTTTGGCTCGTTCACGCTCAATGTAAAAGAATTCGGCAATGCGAATGTCCTCTTTGGTAATCCAAGCCGCAGTGTCATCGCCTGTGCTGCGCTGCACAAAGTTGCCGCCATCGTCAGCGTCAGGGTAGTATTCCTTAAACACCTTCTTGTCCATTACCGTGGTAATCAGGCAACGCTCTGCGTCCGAGCCATCGGGCAAGATGCTATTCGGGTCAAAGTACACGGTAAACGGGTTGTCAATCGTGTCGATGTAGATTTCTTGGTCAAACGAATCCTCGCTTACATAGCGGGTGTTGATGCGCCAGTAGCCCCAACCCATGCGAACGGCGTAATCAAACGCTGTGTCATACGCTGTGTCGGCGTTGCTGTTTACTTCAATGTGCCGGGTCATGCCCTCAATCACTTGGGCAATCTTGTAGTCTGCAAGGTTGTTGACGGGGTGAACTTTGATGCGTGGGCGCTGCTGGCGCTGTTGGTTCGTTACCTGCCGAATGTAAGAATCAATCTTGTTGATGGTCAAGCAGGGACGGGCTTCAACGTTGCGGCTGTTCTGTATCTCGACAGGCCATTGGTCGCCAGCGGCAAACTTAATGTCGTTCAACGCCTCGGCACGATTGGTGCTGTCAGCGTCATTGACTAAGCCCCAAAACTTAATCGCATCCGTGATGCGTTGGTCTTTACCTGATGCTTTTGTGTATGCCATAAATACCTCTTTTAAGCCATTATCCCATCCAACCGCTAACCATTGCAACCTGCCCTTTGGGTTTGCGCTTTTCGGGTTCTTTAATCATAAGGCCAATGTAACGAAATGCGTCTGCCCCGTGGCTGTAATGGTCGTGCAGCGGGGTGCGGCTGAATTGCTTTGTCTCAGGGTCAACTTCGTAGCGGTAATGCCGTAGGCAGTTAATTCCCTCGGCTGCGTGTTCCCGGTCAAAGTAGCAAGACGGAAAGATTGTCCGGGCTGCGTTGATTGAATCCAAGATTGGCACTTTGGGCAGGATTTGGGTCTTATACCCTGCCGCCCTCACAATGTCTTCAATGGTGCGCCCTGCCGCTGCCAAGGTCTTATTCTGTGCATCGTGGGGCAACCATACCGTGTCGTACACATAGCCATAGGTCTGCATGGTCGCTAGGTAGTGGCTCATGGTCTGCTGGCTGTCCTCAATGTAGCGAATCAGCCGGGTTTCCATGCCCACAAACTGCAAGAACCAAATTGAGGTGCTGTCTGCCCAGCCCAAGTCAAAGATGGCGTGGACAGGCTTTGTGGCGTCATAGGGCACACGGGTGATGCGTCCGTCCAGTTCGGCTTGCTGCAATTCCCTGCCAAAGATAGCGCCATCGACCGACTTGCGGCACAGCCCTTCCCATACTTGGTTATACGCCTCAAGGTCACGGGCTTTAAGTGAATCTTTCTCCAGCCGCAGCACTTCAGGAAACCAAGGGTTGTCCGACCAGTTGATTTTGATGCTGATGCAATCTGCCGGGGGCTGGGCGACAAACCGTTGGTAAGTTTCGTCTGTCTCCAACTCAGGGTTAAACGATACCCAAATCTCCGACTTTTCCTTTCGGATGGTCGGGATTAGCACATTCCAACTCAAGCGGCTCACGGTTTGGGCTTCCTCAACCCAGCAAATGTCCACGCCTTCGTAGGATTTGACGTTAGCCACGTTGTTCTTTAGGCCAACAAAGGCAAACTCTGTGCCGTTTGCCCCTCGTAGGCTGTTTTGGGTTATCTCGTAAAAGCCTGTAAGCCCCAAGGCTTGGATTTGGTCGCACAGCAGTTTGTGGACGGAATCCTTCATGCTGGTCATGAACTCACGAGCGCACAGCACCCGAATTTTGTCTTTAGCGCCCTTAATCAGCAGCGCACGGGCAATGCCCCAACTCTTTGCGCCACCCCTGCCGCCTTGCAGCACCTTGTACCGTGATGGCTTAAACAGCCCCTCCAACTTGATGGGGAACTGCGCCTTTGAGATTGCCTCAGTTACTTGGCTCATCGGGCGTTACAAACGAAACTTGGATTCCTGTTAGCAATGGCGCACCGTCCTGCCCTGTGACTTCGTGCTTTTGCGTTTCAGCCCACTTTAATTGGGTTTTAGTCCACCAAATTAGGGCTGTGGTGTCACCGCTTGTGGCTTTGCTAAACAGCGTCTTGGCTATTTGCCCGTTTGCCTTGGCCTTGCCCATGTCCAGTTCGCTGCGGTAGTGCTTACGCAGCGTTTTGTCGTCTATGCCGACCAAGATGGCAATTTGCTCATGGGGCAAGCCTAAACCGCTGGTGCTTTCGACCATGCGTTTGCTCTCGTCCGTAGGTAAATGTTCGTGATTCATTTTATAGAGGGGAATTTGCTTAAATTTTAGGCAGATTCTGCGGTATCTGTCAATAATTCGGCTTTTTTGCCTGTGAAGTCTTCCCACCGCTTTACGATTACATCGCAATACTTTGGGTCTAATTCCATTAAATACCCAACTCGACCGTTCTTTTCGGCTGCAATCATGGTTGTACCGCTTCCCCCAAAGGAATCCAGCACAATGTCGCCGCCTTTGGTGTTGTTGAGCAATTGGTACTCAAAAAGAGCAACAGGCTTCATTGTTGGGTGTTCACCATTGCGGGATGGCTTGTCAAACTCCAAAATGGTGGTTTGCTTGCGGTCAGTGGCCCAAAGGTGGCCAGCGCCTTCTTTCCAACCATACAAACAAGGCTCGTGCTTCCAATGGTAATCTTGCCGCCCCATAACCATGCTGGACTTCTTCCAAATAAGACATTGGCGTACTTTCCATCCAGCGTCATGGGCTGCTCCACGGAAGTTGTAACCTTCTGAGTCGGCATGCCAAATATAAAAAACAGCACCCGCCTTCATCACCGCATCGGCAGCAACGTAAGAATCCCTTAAGAATTGCCGAAATTGGTCATCGCCCATACTATCGTTTTGAATGGTAAGGCTTTCCTTGGTTTTCCCTTCATAGGCAACGTTGTACGGAGGATCTGTGAGCCACATATCCACAGCCTGACCATTGCAAAGCCGTTCTAAGTGGTCAATGCTGGTGCTGTCGCCGCACATAAGGCGGTGCTTGCCCAATTTGTAAATGTCACCGGGCTTTGTCTTTGGCTCAAGCGGAATAGGTGGGGCTTCGTCCTCGTCCGTAAGGCCAGCATTTAACTCAATTGGGGTTAACGCTTCTATTTCGTCAAGGCTAAAACCCGTTAATTCAAGGTTAAAGCCAAGTTCTGCCAATTGGTCAAATTCAATTTTTAATAAATCATTGTCCCATTCGGCGTTCAAAGCAAGGCGGTTGTCCGCTATAACGTAGGCTTTGCGTTGGGTTTCGGTTAGGTCTGCCAGTTCAATAGTTGGCACTTCTTTGTAGCCCAACTTACGAGCAGCCAAAAGGCGACCATGCCCGGCAATAATGCCGTTTGTACCATCCACCAGTATTGGGTTAGTCCAGCCAAATTCCTTAATGCTTGCCGCTATTTGCGCCACTTGTGTGTCGCTGTGTGTCCGGCTGTTGTTTACATAAGGGATTAGTTCTGTAACTTTCTTTTGGGTGATTTTCACTTTTTAGGTTTTGGTTTTTTGGACTTTTCAGCCTCACGTTGCACAGAGTAACCAATTGCGACTGCCTGTTTTACAGGTTTGCCAGCCTCAATTTCCTTCTTAATGTTGGCCTTCAACGCCTTGGGCATCATTGATTTGATTAGCGGCATTTTCGTCCTCAATTATTTTTAACCAGTAATTGCAGTCTTGAATAGCGCCGCCAAGCGCATGGAGGTTGATTTCCGTTTGCTTGGCGACTGCGGTTAATTCCTCAAGTCGGGCTTTTAACCGTTCTGCGTTCATTGGTTGTGAATGACGGAGAAGTTAACCACCACGGCTTCACCCAAAGTTCCGGCTGTGAAGTTACGCAAAGAGATAACAGCGGAACCAGCGGTCAAGTTGGACACATAAACCAAGTAAGCGCCAGTGGTAGCGCCGCTAGAAATGCAGACCACCAAGGTGTCTTTTGCGCTAATCAGACTGTTGTTCAGTGTGAACGACACGGTTGTGACCGTGGCTAGGTCAGCGTTGTTCATTGTGATTTGACCAGCGGACTTGTTCAAAGTCACTGCGGTCGATTTGCTGGTCAACTGAGTGACGCTGCCCTGTGCCCCGGCTGCATAGCCCAACTGTTCGGTAACGAACATAGTGCTAAATTCGGGGTCTTGGTACGCTACGCCTGTGGCGATTGAGTTTGACATGATAAATTCCTTTTAAGTTTCAACAATTGCACAAATATCGGCTTCTTGGATTACTTGGTAGTCCTGTCCGTCTATGGCGTGCGTAGGCCAATTGAGGTAGTCCCCGTTGCCGTATTTGATGAAGTCACCGACAGCCACATCGTACACCTTTGGGCCAATTGCCACAACTGTGCCTTCGTTAAAAGGCTCTTTGTTGTTGATGTAAATAATGTCTGACAGCTTTCTTACATTGGGCTTGACCACCACACGGTCGTTCATTGGGTGAATCATGCTGCCACCTTCCGAGTGTATTTGCGTTTTACAACTGGGGCGTCAGGAAATTCTTTTACCGTGTCGGTCATTATGTCGTACACGGGCAAGGCAACCAACTTGGCTTGTTTGGCAACATATTCGCCGCAAAAGTCGTTTTGGTGCTTGTTTAGGGTTTGGGGGTAGCGGGTGCAACTGCCCATGATTTCAGCGTTGCGAAAATGCTTGCATGACAAGCAAGTAAAATTGGAATCAGCCATTACAAACCTTTCTTTTGTGGTGGTCAGGAAGCCCCTCGCCCTTACTCGGCTTGGGGTTTCCGCTTTTTAACTCAGGAAACGCAATTTATACAGGGTTGAATTGATTAAATCAGCAATTTCGTCAATGATGTTCTGCAATTCGGTGTCTTTTGGCAGTTCTTGACGGCACTCCTCAACGAATTTGCACAACCCCTCCAAGTATTTTACAGGGTTTGTGGCGCTGTGAAACTCTGACGGAAACTTTTTGATTTGCTCGTACTTGCCCATGTAGGCTTCGGCATATCGGTCAGCAAGGTCAATGACTTCGGGGTAAAACTCGCCAAGGGCTTGGTGCTTGGCATACGAATCGGTGGACAAGTGCATGAAATGCGTCACCGTGCCACTGTGCAGCAGGGCGGCAATAAACTCAGCGGCTTCGTTTTCCATAAGACCTCGTAAAAAAATGGGAGCAAGCCCCCAAAGCGGGGCAACTGCGGTAGCACCGTGCCTACATTGTAACGCTTGGCAACGGCACGTCAACGGGCCATTCGCCACGGTTAACCAGCAACTCCACCGTCTTGACATGGGCTTTATGCCACAAATCTTGCCTTTCGTCTTTGCTCATGTGTGCGCCTTGGTCAATGTCGTAATGGCATTTCAGGCACAGCGCAGCCACTAGGTTGTCATCAGCCTTGACCCCACGGCCTTTGCCGCCGCCCCAATTGGTGTGTGCCGCCTGTACCATGCCGCCAGCCCCACAGCACTGGCAATCCAGCCCTGCAACCAGTTTGAGCAATTTTTTGCTGCGGACGTAATCGTGTTTTTGGAAGTTCATCGCATAGCCCTGTCTGTGCGGTTGCCCGCATAAATGTTTGCTTTTTCAGCCTCAATCCGTGCCTGTGCTGCCACCATAAGCCAACGGGTGCGCTCTCGTTGCTCTACCGCCGCCTGTAACGCCAGCAAATGTTGCACGTATTTTGGGTCAGCGTAGGCTTCACGCTCTTGGGCGGCTGTGGTCTTGTGGCCTTGTATTTCAAAATCCCGCATCAATTGCGCTTTGACGGTTTTCCGCATTTCGGTCATGTAAACCAACTGCGCTTCGGCTACCGCATAGTCCCCAGCGTGGTCACGCAAGTAGTCAACGGCTCGGTCAAGGCTGCTCATTAAAAATCCCAATCATGTTTAAAGCGGCTTCTACGCTGTCAATCCGCACCAAGGTGCTACCAGTCCAATTGTCAAAAAAGTCGGCTTGTAGGCTCGTTAAACGCTTTTTAGAGGTGGTTTTGACTTCCACCAAGAATGTTCGGTCTTTGTAGCCAACCAAAAGGTCAACTGGTAGGCCAATTACCCAAACATACGCCCCGGCTTTGCGTAGCGCCATCACAATTTCCGTTTGGTTTGCGTCTGTCCTTGCTGCGTATCTCATGCTATTTCCCAGTGTTTTGCTGTTTTTTCAACAATTCGATTTGCTCGGCTACGCACTTCCCCAACCCGTGCCACAGGGAATTCTTTTCGTATTCCATCACCATGTGCCGGGCGTGGTCTATCCAACCCGGATTCATTGCAAGTTTGGCGTAATGTTGGGCTAGGCGCATCATTCTTCATTTACTGCACAACGAGCCATTGACAAAGTTGTCATGTTGATTTTTGCGCCTTCTTTGTGGCGCTTTAAGATGGCTTTGGCCCATCCCTTTGTGTCAATTGCTGTGTTTTTCACTTGTTCTTTCATTTCGCCAAGTTTGGCAAGTTCAGCCTTCAACCGAGCAGGGTTAGCCTTGGGTTCGGGTAAGCGTGGCTTGTCGGCCTCCGGCGCTCGTCTTGCAAGGTTTCGGAATTCAATCACGTTAGGGCAGCGTTCAGGCAAATTCTCCAGCGCCCATGCCAAGGCGTGTAGATTGTTCTCAAACCCGCTTAATTCGTGCGCCCAAGCCGTTTTAACGTCCGATTCCGGCACATCAAGCCACTGACGTGACCAATTGGGGTAAGTGGCTGCAAGTCGCTCAAAAAGGCGGTCTACGGCTTTAAGTGAAATGCTCATTGCTCAATCTCCAAAAATGTTGCGTCCACCTGTCCATCGGTAGGCCACTTGCGCCCAGTCATTGTTTCCCAGCGCTTGCGCCGTGCTTGCTGGTCACGTTCGGCAAAACTTTGCTGCTGGTGGTTTTGTTTATCAATCACCCACTCGGCTTTGAACGATTGCCAATTGCGGACAATTGCTTCTTTCAATGCGTCCTCAAGTGTCCACCCTGCTTTATTGGTTTCTTCAATAATTTTGTCAATCACCAACTGGGTGACTTTTGCTCTCTTAGATTTCCGATGTGAAACAAATTCCTGCCAAACGGATTCTGAAACGCCTTCAGGCGTTGCCACGGGAGTGGCTGTATTCTTTATTGGTTTATGGTTATTGGTTAATGGTTCTTGGTTAGGGTTTTGTTTGGGAACCGTTTGGGTTTCTTGTGGGTTTGCTTTAGGTCTGCCTCCAAGTTTCCCAACTTGTCTATTTCTCTCAGCTTTGGCTTGATAAGCCTCAATTGTTTCGTCACATCGCTTATGAAACCAGCAATCCTTTTCTATGTCAAACATAAAAAATTCTTCTAAAACGATTTGAACAGCATTGATATGTTTAGCCATTCGGATGCGTCTAGCAACCTCATGGGTTTTGTTTGGGATTGGTTTTTCCTGCGTGTAATACAGGTCAAGAAGTCGGCGAAAAGCCAAATCCTCGTCATTGCTTAGATGGGCAGTGTCGTGAAGATAATCACTCACATGGAATGAATAATAGTGCATTTTTTACTCCGCAAACTCCCTGAAAGAAACAAGCGGCAGGGGGGGAGTACCCTTTTCAGTTGGGAAGCAACCCCCAACCTAGCCGTGTTTCAAATTACTATACCACAGCCTTTTGCGCTTCCGCAATCTGCTTCTTAAACTTGTACTTCAACACTTGTTCCCACGACTTAGGGACGCCCCGCTGCCGCCAGTTGGACACAACGTTCTGCTTTACATCAAGCATGAACGCCAGTTTGCCCGTGCCGCCAGCCGCTTTAATTGATATTTCCAAGATGTTCATAAACAAATTATAGACACATTTGTGATTTTTACGCAACAAAAAAATAAATTTAAAAAGCCTTGCACAAGTTCACAATTGTGATGTAAGATGCGTCATGCCTTGAACTTCTCAGGGTCTTTTAAGGAAGCAAAATGCTTAATACAGCCATCAACGAAATTCGCAACATTGACACTATCACTTGCGATGACATTCAAGCCCTTTTCAACGTGATTGCATCCAAGATGCAAGAAGCAGGGTTTTCTGACCTTGACCTAACCGCAATTGACGAAGCAAACGGTTTTATCACTGGAGAGCAAAAATGACCACAGAACAATTCAACGGACAAACATGGAGTACCGAGGCTGCGGCCTTGGCTGCTGGTTACGAGTTTTACGGTTTGATTGATTTGGAAGTAGGGCAAAACTCACCATCATCATTTTTTGTTTACCCAAAGGATTGAAATGAAAAACGTATTTGCCGCCATCCTGTTCTCAGCCCTAATTGGGCTTCCCTTTGTACTTTATTTTTGGAGAATGTAAATGAAAAATATAGCAACCGCCTTGGTCAAGGCACAAAAGGCTTTTGGGCCAGCCCTCAAGTCATCCACCAACCCTCATTTTCGGAGCAAATACGCCGACCTTGCCGCCTGTGTGGAAGCTGTCATTGACGCATTAAACGACAACGGCATTGCCATGATTCAAAAGTGCTACGACTGCGCCACTGGCATCATGGTTGAGACGGTCTTTATCCACGAATCAGGCGAAATGCTGGAGTGCGGCATCCTGCAAGTTCCAGCCAGCAAGCAAGACCCACAGGGTTACGGTTCGGCATTGACCTACGCACGGCGTTACAGCCTGATGGCAGCGTGTGGCATTGCCCCGGAAGATGACGATGGCAACGCAGCCACAAAAGCCCCAACAGTGTCAGCCGCCACGGTCAAAGCCTTGGTAGCCGACATTGCAGCCTGTACCAATGAAGACGAATTGAAAGCCGCATATTTTGAGGCAATCAAAGTGGCTGGCAACGACCAAGCAGCCAAGACAGCAATTATTAAAGCCAAAGACGCAAAGAAAGGTGAACTGCAATGATTGAAATGATGGAACAAGGCACGGACGATTGGTTTGCGGCTCGACTTGGCAAAGTGACCGCTAGCCGGGTTGCCGACCTGATGGCAAAAACCAAAACAGGTTACTCAGCCAGCCGGGACAATTACATGGCGCAATTGGTGGTCGAGCGATTGACCAACACTAAGGCTGAATCGTTTTCCAGCGCAGCAATGCAATGGGGTACAGACCAAGAGCCATTTGCCCGTGCAGCATACGAAGCCGCACAAAGCGTTTTAGTTGAAGAAGTAGGGTTTGTGCCTCACCCACGGATTGAGTGGGCTGGTGCGTCTCCTGATGGCTTGGTGGGGCTGTTTGGTATGTGTGAGATTAAATGCCCCAACACTGCGACCATGATTGAAACTTTATTGACAGAAAAAGTGCCAGCCAAGTATTTTGCACAGATGCAAATGCAGATGGCTTGCACAGACCGGGCATGGTGTGACTACGTGGTGTTTGACCCACGGATGCCAGCAAAAGCGCAATTGTTTATCAAGCGTGTTCAGCGGGACGAAGCCTTTATTGCCGAAATGGAGGCCGAAATCAACAAATTCTTGGGCGAAGTTACCGTCCAAGTTGAGAAACTTAACCAAATCATTGAAAGCAAATAATGTCAAAACTTAAAAAAGAAGTGTCCTGCATCATCGGGACATACACAAACGCCCAAGGCCAAAGCAAAAACCGCTACCAGCGCATTGGCTCAATCATTGAAACAAAGAATGGGGAAATGCTCAAGATTGACGTTATCCCCTTAAAAGAGGGAGGCTGGGACGGGTGGGCGTACCTTAACGACCCAAAGCCTAGAGAAGACCAACCCCGTCAAGCGCCAAGCCGACAAGGTAGCGGGTTTGACGATATGGATTCTGATATTCCCTTTTAATTTAGAATGGGTATAATGGGCTTTCATTAACTAACAATGTTTGCCCATGATTGAATCAAAAAAATGTTTTAAGTGCAAGACCATCAAACTATTAAATGAGTTTTACAAACATAGTGCAATGGCTGATGGTTATCTTAATAAATGCAAAGAATGTACAAAAAATGATGCAACAACCCACAGGAATAAAAATCTTGAAAAGATTCGGGCCTATGACAGAAATAGGGCAAAAATACCTGAAAGGTCGAAAGCGGCTCAAGAAATTTCTTCCGCATGGAGAAAAGCCGACACTAATCGTGTTAAAGCACATAACGCAGTTACCCGAGCAGTTAGAAAAGGGTTACTTGTACGTTGTCCCTGCATTCGATGCGGAGAACAAAAATCACTTGCTCATCACGAAGATTATGAAAAGCCTTTGGAAATTGTTTGGCTTTGTCAACCGTGCCACAAACAACGGCATAAAGAATTAAAACTTGAATTTTAATTAAGGAAAAATCATGTTTAGAGCAAGAAACACTGACCCTATGACAAGTTGGCTGGCTGCGGGTTCCGCTAAAGAACTGGCAAAGCATCACGCCACAATTATTGTGGACTGCCTACGCAAGAACGGCAAATTAGGCAAAGATGGCATTGCAAATATCACAGGGCTGGATTCCAACCAAGTCGCAAGACGGGTAAAAGAAATTGAACGGGACGGGCTGATTTGTTTAACAGGTCAGACAGTACGCAGTAACTCAAACCGACAGG